ATGTGCATGCATGCTAAGATGAAAACCTTAAAGTTTGTCAAAATCGAATGCGAATGTGGCCATGTAACCCTTATTCCCGTATACGAAGTTTTTAGAGTTTATGAACCTATAAAATGTGAGAAATGTGGAAAAGTTTTAGCTCAAACCGTTTAATCAAAAGGGTAAACGCTTTTATCCGCATAGAAACAACTGTTTATTCATGCGAAAAGAAATTGAGAAGGCACTTTTAGAACTAGAAATCGAGGGAAAAGAGGCTCGGAAAAAAACAGCACGCAATATTTCAATTATTGTTACACTTGCAGTAGCCTTTTATTTAATTCCGTATTTTTATCCGCAACTCCAAGCACTTTTTGGTATTGAAGTCTTAATAGTTCTCTTTGGAGGGATGTATGTTGTTTTTGGTGCGATCCCAACTTTGTATCAACCTTTAAAACAAGAATTTTACGCTTTCCAGAAAATTGCTAGAGCAATAGAACTACTTGAGAAATCGAACGAACCTATAGCTTATGAAGAGGCTTATCGGTGTGTAAACAAAGCTTTCAAAATACTTAAGGGAATAGAATTGAAGAAGGACGTTAATTTATATGCGAAAATAAACCAAACATTTGAACACTTCCTCGAAAATCTACAATTAATTGTTCTTCCAGCAATAGCTAATTCTAACGTAAAGAAAGAACATTTAGAAGAAATTGCTCTTGCTCTCAATAGCATTAATTCATCGGAAATAGAGGTAATGAATAAAACGTTAGAATCAGAACCAAGCTACAAAAAGGCTAAACCACCACCAAGAAGAATGGAAACATTCACGAGGATATTTCGAGAAAGTAGCATTGGACGCGTTCTTACGTTTGTTAGTTGTGGTATTGGTGGTCTTTTTGCCTTTTATGTAGGGTATTACGTTCTTTTTGTTCCCTTAGAACATGCTTATACTGTTGGATTTGGTTTTGCTGGAGTGCTTATCGGTGCTTACTTAAATTATGTGAGGAAATAGAATTTTTTTACGAGTCTTCGCCCGCTTATGTAACTTTTTTGAAAATAGGGAAAGCACAACCAAAAGAACTAATTAGGATTCAGAAAATATAAGGTTACAATAAGAGAGGAATTGAGGGATTATTATGGAGAGAATATTGAGAGGACACATGGAAAAAGAAATTGATAATTTATTGGAACCAAAGGTCATTGATAGTTTAGTTGTTATTTTAAAGGAATTTTTGGCTGAACCGAAAGAAAATAATGTGCTCACATTTATTATAGGTGCGGTATACGGGAGATTCTTTACCCTCGTAGATGAACGACATGATAGGCTACCGACAAAAAGTGAAAACAAAGAGTTCCTTAAAATGGTTGAAAGGAGAACTATGGAAATCAAGTCAAAAATCAAGTTCGCTATGAGTAAGTAACTCCCCTACCCTTATGAGATGATTTGAATGAGCAAGTTAACTCTCGCAAGTCTTGAAGGTTGCTTGATAGATTTAGACAAGTCATTAGATGAGACAATAGAAGTTTTGGAGAAATTAATGGCTGATAAATCATATGAAAATATAAAAGAAGCTCTCAATGACACTAAAAAAGAACTTTCTGAAATTAAAAGAAAGGTATCTTCTCAATTAAAAAATGTTCAAGTTTATCTTGCTATTTGATTTTGGCATATGTAACATTGTTTTTGAAAGAGAAAATTTATGAAAGACAACGGTTAATTATAGTTTGAGGATAAGAACAACTCTTTCGAGTTTGCTAAAGGAAGTTACGCATTTCCTCTATACTTGGAGCCAACTACGAGTTTATTTCAATTAACGAAGAATTAGCATCTTCTTGTATATCATGACGCGATTTTCGCAATGTTGGAAAAGAAGCTCGGAGAGACCCCGCTTTAAGTGTTGCTTCCCTATACGGGGGGTAGTTGGTTTTGAATAGGTGAAGCTTTGTCACCACGCTCGGGCTAGGATTTCTCTCGGCTCCTCTTGTTTGCTGGCATAACACGCGAGTGCCAAACTCCATAGTTGATCGTCGTGGCTGTTTGGTGGGTGCCAGAATCTGAGCTGTCCAGACTTTGTGTATTCGTAGCGTTGCTCGTTGATCTGGTGACAGAGCCTATGGTTATATGGCATCTTGAATGTGCCCTGCTCCATTTTAACACGTAGGTTGGCGAGCATCTCAGCCTTCGACTGCACTGTGAAGGGTTTGCCTTCAGCGTTTGTTAGACCTTGCGCTTTAATCTCCTCGGTAACAACTTCTCCGACACCTGATTTGTCAATCAGAATCTTTCGGAAACAAAACTTTTTGTTGGCTTGAACTATGAAGCCGATTACTGAACTATACGGTGTTTCAAGGGGGAATTCTCTTAGAAACACCAGTGTGACGTGGTCTTGAGTTTTCTGAGTTACAGCGATAACGCTGTAGTCTTGGAGTTTGCCCAAGTCGCAGCCCGCGTAGAAATCACCTTCTTGAGGCCCAAGCGTCTCTAAATCACGTTCCAACTCCAACTCTGGATCGATGCACGAACGGATAAGGTCCTGTGGAAAGTAGCTAGTGGCTGCTTCAACGAACTCTGCTTCGTATTCCATGCGATAAGTCTCAGTCGTCATGAGCTCCTTCTGTTTTTTTAGGAATTTCTCCGAGATCAGCGGACACTCGCTTGACTTAACTCTGTGCACACTGAAGTCGGGGTCTACGAATGCACGATAAAAGAAATGGTTTTTGCCCCAAGGTGTGCTTAGCAGAATCAAGCTTCCATTTGTCGTCGCCAACATCGGATAGAGAATGTTTGTGACAACTTCTTCGGATATGAAGGCTGCCTCGTCCACGATTAGCATGTGGGCCGTATACCCACGTAAAAGATGTTGAGAGCATGGCAACGCTATTATCTCGCTGCCGTTAGATAGCTGAATCGTTGTTTGCGTTGCACGGACAATGCTTTTCCTCAAGACTGTGCGAAAAACAAAACCAGCAATCTTAGAGAACATAATTATGCTTTGCCTTCGGGAAGGCGCCGTGATCAGAACCGTAACGTCTGCGTTACAGAAGGCGAAATGAACAGCCTTAATCGCTATCGTCGTGGTTTTTCCGGATTGACGGCCCATACAAGCACAAAGCCGCTTCGAGTCATCACGTAACAACTTCTCTTGATAGTGAAAAGGCGTCAGCCCTAACGCGACTTGGGTGAAGAGCACGGGGTCTTCCCTTATTTTTTCGAGCTTCTCTTGCCTAGAATCGTTTTCGACTTTTATTTCTTGGTCTTCCAATCTTTTCTATCCTTCTTCTCACGATTTGACTGAATTTTTTGGGAATTTTGGAGAGCAGAATCGCCATGTCATCTTTGTCAAATTCTCCGATTCCCGCTTTGCAAAACAGTTTGTCTAACGCACCTATGGCGCTCGCTAAAACACTTGCCCATCTAATCTTGTCTTTCTCATTTACCGTGGAGGATTTCAACCGTTCATCGATGTAGTCGATAAGGCTCCATGTTCTGGCAATCAACTCAGCAAGTTCATGTTTTTCTCTCTCAGTCATTTCGTCACCTGCACATAGGTTGTTGGATTTTTCCAAATCAGGTAAACTTTTGTTTGTGTTAGAAAACCAAGGACACGCAACATCTTGGCAATCTTTTCAAGGTTTGCTGCATTCACGCGGGCGGTAAATTCCTCTCGATTCAGATATGCTTGATGAACGCTCATGATGCGTTTTCCATAGATTCCTGATGGAATCTGTTTGAAAGCGTTTCTAATCATTTGTACTTCGTGAGCAGCCATTTTTCCAAGTTTTTGTAGATTAGTTGTTTCTGAGGTGAGAAAAACGGGATTGAATCCGAGGGCTTCTAATTTTTCAACAGCACTAAGAATTTTGGGGTTGGGTGTGCTTTCTGCGATTTTTGTCATTCCTGCACGTTCGAAAAATGGATTATATCGTGCCATAACTGCAGTGGTTTCCACGTAAGGCTTTCCAGCTAAAGGAAGCGTTTCGCGCACAAGTTTCACGCCAAGCCCAATGGTACGATATTTTGGATGAACAATGACACGCGAAATCAGTGTTAGGTCACGATTTACCTCTTGGATCGTTAATTTTCTCCCGAAGGCTTTGCGTCTTCCAAAAACTGCGATGGGCGGTGAGCTATAAACAATTACGCCGGCGTTTTCGTCGCCTCGCTTCAAAGCAAAAATTTTTTGGTAAGCAACTAGGCCTTTAGCATTTCGATAGTGAAAACCCGCTAATTTGTCGTAATCTTGTCTTTTTCCCTTCTCGATGCGCATTTCTTGTACAAGAGAACATGTTTTGTTGATTTTGTTCGGAAAGTATTCAACAGCAACTTCCCTTCCAAATCGTTTGTGTATATGAACTGAAGGTTTTAAATCCTCGAAGAGGTCAGTGTGCGTCGTGGCGGCTAAGACAGCTTTCCCCTCCTGTCTCGCGATTTTCTGTACGTTAAAAGCAACAATCTTTGCGGTATCTCTATCTAGCGTACTGCAGAACTCATCCATAATCCAGTACTGTTTTCCGGTTTCAATGAGCTTGGCGATTCGGTAACGATATTTCTGTCCGTCTGAAAGTTGATCGTAACGTCTGACAAATAGAAAAGCATCATTTAGACCTACCCGAGAAAGCAGCTCAAGGCCCTGCTCAAGCGTTTTGCCAACTGTATCAATGAGTGGCTTAGATGGATTAACGTTAATGCTTGCTATGTCGATGGCCTGACTTCTAAGGTCTTTCTTCAATGCCCTTAACAAAACGGACTTACCGGATCCAGAGTCACCTGTAACATAAACGATATCTTGTGGACCGATTTTCAATTCAACATTGTCAAAAATCACATGCTCTTGAAACTTGTCCACGCCGAGACCGAAAGCCTCTCCAACCTTAATGGTTCGAGGCGTTATCGTAGTTCGCGTTTTGTATCGAATGTTAAAGGTGAACTTTCCAGTAGCCTTGTCAAACTTTTTGGCGAACTTCGTGATTTTGAGGAGCTCTTTAACATGCATGGTGGTTACACCCGTTGTGAAACAAAGATGCCGGATATGGTGCCTATGAGGCCAGTGATTGCTGAGAAGATTTCGCTGTTCCAGACGCCAAAGAAGATCATGTGAACAATTTCCAAGGCGGTTAAGCCTACGAACGCTGCAATTGCAAAATAGACCAGGTAAACAATCTGTTCGCTAGGCAGCACTTGAACTCGCTTCTGCTTCTTACGAGCTCCCACTTGAACAACAACTGTCTTTGTTAAGGCCTTACGAATTATGTTTTTTAGTCGCATACACCCAACCATCCTTTTTACGAAGCCTAGGCACCGTCTTTGCCGCAAACTTTTTCAGAACACGCTTAACATAAGGTTTCAAACCGTTCCGCTGAATAATCCTGAGGTTTTGAATCATACCCACTGGAATAACATTGTAGTGATAGCTTTTGTTGTCGACAATTTCCTTTGCGATAACAACATGCTTCGTCTTTCGCCCCTTAACCGCGAGGAAGTAGCCTACACTCTGCACCGGCGTATCAAACCTGTCATGCTCAAGCTGACCCGTAGCCTCCGAGGCGTCCAACCAATGAATCTCAATTAAATCGCCGAAATTTAAGGTGGAAATAACCTTAGTGACCATGTTTTATCTCAACCTCCAACCAGCAAAAGCACTACCCGGGCCAGAACCAGTAGTCCATATTGCACTACCATGATTATGATAAACCCGCAACTCAATAATGTCAGAAGTAGTTAGATATAGAATGTCAGAAACAAAAACACCAACATAATCAGTGCCTCCAACAGTCGTGCGTCCCTCAGACTGTCGATTCCCGTTTCTAAATATAGAACAAATGATTTTCTTGCCGTCACCCAAATTAATCAACGTGACATGACCACACAAAAGATAATATCCGTTAACGCTGGGAACAAACTGATCATTATCCAAATCAAACTCATTAGCCAAATCAAAGTCTTCTGCGTGCCAATCTAATTTAGTAAACGTAACATTGGGAATAGATTGTTGACCAACCTGAACAGCCCTAAAACCTTGAGCAAAACCTGCAAATGGAACATGATGATCATCTGGTCCTACATTCTTGAGTTTACTATGTTTGTGTTTGTGGATGTCCTCCGCAAAAGCCATTAACTGATCTCCTCCGCTTCAATCGTTATGTTGTCTCCGTCGGCGTCGTAATCATAACGCAACCGTAAAATCTCAGTCGTTCCACACCACAATTTTACACGTTTCAAAACCTTAGAGTCACCTGTTCCTTCCCATTCACGCGTAACCTTCGTTACGGCACCACCGATCATTGCAGCCCATAACAAGCCTTGAGCAATGGTTTTGAATGCTTCTGGAGATTGCCCCCAAGGAACCTCAGCCATCTATTTCACTCCCGCTTTCGTACGCGTCAACCTCTCCAACGTGACTGCTCCAGATCTGAGGCCATACAAGTAGTCGGCGAGCAGAGGCTTCTCTTTCCCAAGCTCCAAAGTGATCTCTAAGGTTTGGTCTCTGGCAGTCACATGATATTCAGCGCTTATGATCCGATAGTTCGAGTCAATGTTTTCATTTGGAAGCACAACAGGAATTTTGTCTCCTGGTAACAGCCTATTTGTGCCGTAATCCAAGCATGTACTTCGCACAGTTATGGACTCAGCTGGCTGACTCAAATGATCGAGAAGGGCCTTCGCTCGTAGTTCACATTCATGATCGCTATGAAGCTCCTCGTCGGTCTCGGTTAATTCCCGTGGATCAATCCACACTTTTCCGTTTGCCGCGACTGTGTAGGTATTCGCAAGATTATTCACCATCGTAAGCGTGTTTGTCACTGTGTTAACTGCTGAAACTTCATTGTATTCTCCAACATTATCATCTTTGATCCAAACAAAGTCTCCAACACTAAAGATTGAGGCATCAACTACGACAACATCTTTCTGCCCCGAAGCCGCGTCAGAAATTAAGTCACTTTGGCTTGAAGAGTCCTCTTGCGTGGCTTCCCAGCGTTTATGACCAAAAAACATTCCATCTATCCAGTAATCTAAGACGCTGGTGTTCATCCGAATTTCTACTTCTATAATTTTACTCCAATCAAAACCAGATTCTACTCCCCACGCGTCCTGGTTTTTTCTTCCTCCTTTAATAGATACAAAGTGGAAATTTCCGTCATTGCTAACGTTTAGATTGGTTGAAGAAGCCTGCTTGAAGTTAGCGTCTCTTAGAGAAATAACTCCGCTTATGGTAACACTTGACTCGATGAAAAAGTTGTGGCTTACATATTTGTTCATGTCTATGGGTGAATCCCAATGATATAGGGCGCCTCCCCAGCCGCCACCATCATTAACAGCTATTTTTACGCTACGGCTTCCAACTTCTTTGTTAACTGCATCAGCTGTAATAGTTGTGCCTGCCGATGTGGGTCCCCAGCCGGGATAAACGATAACCCCTGTGTTAATTCCGTATGTATGCTGAAGATTATTTACGCAAACTAAATGATCGCCAGCAACTATGCTTTCCACTTCATTCTCTTCGTAATCTGGATACATATAAATCCAAATTTTATCTCCAACTGCAAAGTCGGTGGTACTTGTGACGTAGAGATTCTTCTGGCCAGAGGCGCTTGATTGATCTACTTTAGACCCTTTATACGGAGTAGCCATGTCCGTGCCGAAATCTTTTGACGAATCGTTGCATTTTTCAGCGGCTCCATAGACGATGATCTTGTTCCTTACGCGGTGAATATCCTTGCTATAACGGCTATGCTCAATTTTCTCAGAGAGGCTTATGGGACTGGTTTTGCTGTTTTTAGGAAAGAAGGCGAATTTACCGTCATACTCAACTCTGAAGTCGAAACCGATGACGCCAGCCTTGTCAGCGCTCTCAGCAATATACTTCAGAATATCGAAAACAGGTGTGTTTTCATATTCCAAGAGCGTGTATGTCGTATCTGTATCTTCAATTAACTCGGTTGAGTTGCGGACGTGGCTTAAACCCACATAATTGTCAATAAGGTCTTTGACGATGGCCTCTCCTTTTTGATTCTCATAAGTTTTGGTCACTACTCGTCGGAAAATCTTCTCGCCACAGCATCTTCCTCGCACTCGAATATAATTTTCAACAGGTGTGGACTCAGGTTCAATCTCTTCAACCCGACCCGTTAGAATGAGAGGACAATTAACTCCTCTGCCGATGCTTATGCTTCCATTGTCACCAACGTTAATTGGATTTGTTACCGTGTATTTCTTATCAAAATTCTGTAGTAGACACTCGAAGGCTGAGACCTCTTTTGTGCAGCCTAGGTGAACTCTTAACTCTAAGATGTCTCCTTGAGGAGGAGTAACAGAACCGAAAACAACTGCAGCTTTGGGGATTTCCACACTCAAACTGTAAGCCCAATATGTTCCAACCTCAACAGTATCAAGCAAAACGTTACCAGACGTTGCTAGAGTGAAAGACCCAATGTTCGTTGAATTAAGCAGAATATTACCTGATGTACCCTCCGTTTGAGGGTCGAATGTGCCGATTTCTACGTCATCAAGCCAAACTTTACCCATCTTTAGCCTTCATCCAAAATATAGAGATCTTCTTCTTGTCCGTCAGTTCTCCTGTTCTTTTCTACACGTTTGAAAGACATTGTTTTACCTTTGAAACCCAGAGTTTTCTTTTTCAAGTCAACGGATTCGGGAGAATGGCCACCTGAGAGACTTAGGATCCCTAAGACTGCGGGGCTTAGAGGATGCTGCGTCAAAACTTCGATAACTGATTCATGGCTTTCAAGAACTTCCAAATCACTCATGTTTCTGGGTATTCCCCTTATGGGGTGGTCGGAAACCCAGCATTCACAGATGCACCAACCTTCTGTCTCATCGTATTCATGCACTACAAAACTCACACCAGGCATTATAGTCGGCATGTCGTCAGCCCATGTAGGTCGAAGATTTCCTTCTGCTCGACTACCGACCGTTGCGACTTTGTAGATTTTTCTATAGATAGTCATGTTAATCACCTATGAATAAGAATATTCATGGATTCCAGGCGGATACTTTAGATACACAGTTCTCGCTACACCGTTTGGTTCAATAGTATAAACACTGAAGGGTTGAGCCGAAATCTTCGTGTTATCAGTGCACTCTGCTACTAAGGCACCATCAATATAACCCTGACAGAGAGATTGGTCTTTATAATGAACTATTCTAAAAATGTGTTCAGTCGTCCAGTCCTGGTCTGCAATGTTATCTTGTTCTTCTGCATCTCCATTACGAAATTCAAAGCAATGGTATGTACCGTCATGTCGAAAACCTTGAAAATCAGCATACACTCCTTTTCGTGGTTCAAGGAAAAAGAAGTAGATGCTTGTGTCATTACCTGGAGCTTTTATGCGTGCCATTACACTTAGATAATAAGTGCTTCTGGTAGCCTCGTAAGATGGAGAACCAAAACCAGTTCCAATACAGTCGTATGTTGCTGATGCAGAGGTTATAATCAAGTATTCCCCATCATAAGTTACTGTTGTAGCACCTGTTATGTGGAATCGAAGAGGATATGCTTTGCATAACTCACGAAAGTCTAATTCTTTGCGAAGTTTCTTTTTATCTATGTTTATGCTCATTCAATTCCTCTCCTTCTAAGGTCTTCTTCCTCACCAGCCCGCCGAATCGACCGAGTATAACCAGGCGTCTCCGCTGCAGCCGCGTTATATCTCTCCACAGAAGATGTTGCAGCATTCATTTGAGAAGCAAAATATGCCATAGCAGCAGCAGCCGCGATAATCACGCCTATGCCGACACCGGTAAGCGCTAGGAACGTTGCATGGCTGATGTTAAGGGCGTTTTGGATTGCAGTAGCGACGGAAGTAACCGAACTGAGAACCTGGATTGCACGGACAACGCCGCCTATAGCGGTTAACGACATGCCCAGAGTTGTCATCCAACTTGACTGTTCCTTATTAAGAATGCCAAA